CAATTATATCGCCAGCTCTGTCAACAGCATTTGTACTAGCACTTCCTTTGATGTCTAGTCCACCGTCGTCGTCTTCACCAAGCATTTTGAACGAGTTTGTCCAATGAAATATTTTCTCAGACATAGTTATTCCTCCTTAACTTCTGCCTCAACCTTTTTAGCAGCTTTAGGTTTCGGTGCAGGAGCTACTTCGACTTCCACAGGAAATCTATGTAGTGCAGCGGCAACAACTCTGTTCCAAGAGCCAAACTTTCTCCTTAAAAGATAGTCCCTTACAGGAGCTTTCTCGTCCGCTTTATAATCTGATAGGCTTACGTAGTCTACATTCTTTGCTGCCATGTATTCTGATAAAGCCTTTAGCATCATGTTTTTTGTCATAATTCTTCCTCTGCGGGTGGGGTTTCTTGCGGTCTGCCACCTTCCTCTGGATTCGCGGCTGAACCTGCGATATTTGCAGGAACTCGCGGTTGATCGAATCCGTCAATCTTCTCAAATCTCAACGCCTCCCTTGCCTCATTCGGTGTTAATATTCCCGTATTTACAAGTGTGGCGTAGTAAGAAGCCTGATCTTTTAGTTCGGGTTGAAGTGCAGGCACATTGCTTACATCTTCATTCAGTTTAAAACCGAAGAACCTCTCGAAAGCATACGCTATCTTTCTTGTGATAGGTAGTATGGTTTCTAAATAATATAGTCGGTGATTTGGGCGAATATTCGCGTTGTTACCACCGTCCAATATAATGGGTGGAATACCCATTGCTTCTAGAATTATTCTTTCGTTTGACTTTATTGCCTCTTGAAAGTCTAACTCTTTGAAGTTTACTTCCGTTAAGTTTTCTACTTCAAGTCCGCCATCTAAGAAAAGAGGACGTCTACCACCAGATTGTGGGTTGTAACGGGCAACCCATGCTTGCAACATTCTCTCTTTGATTTTCTCAGAAAGAGTGTTTGGTGATTTAAGTACTAAGCCTGGTACGGCTCCGTTCTTGAAGAAGTTATCTTGAAAACGCCTCATACTTAACAATAGTTGCATTGTTCTGAACGCGGGTTTTAATCTAGGAACTCCACGATAAATGGAGTTAAATGAATTTTCTTTTATGTGAATAATCTCACTAGGAGAATATTCTATACTGTGGTCATATGTGAACTTTTCTATGTAAGTTCTTTCGTTACTTTCGATTGTAACTCTGTCTGCTGGTAGATGGTACAAATGAGCACCATCAAAGTAAACAAAAATGTTACCATCAAGTAGTAAATCTGTTACTAAGTTTCTTTTAAAAGTATTTATATCCTGAAAAGGGTTTGGTTCTCTATTCAGTAATAAATCTACTTTTGACTTTCTAACATTCTTAAAAATGCTAGTTTGTCCTTTTAAGGTTTCGCCTACATCAAAAGGTATATCCGATGAGTCGTCCACTATCATGTTGACTGCTCGGTTTACAACTTCTAATTGTTCATAGGCGTGCCTGTAATTCGTGATTACTTCACGGGAACTTATTGTTCCTCCTTCGTCACCCGCAATAAGATATTGGGAGGGATTTAGTTTCTCCTCCTCATCTATATTAGGTTGTCGACCTATAAATCTGTCATACCATGCCATGTTTTTCTCTCTGTATGCCCACCCATCTCGCTTGTTTTCTTGCTGTTACGACTTTGGGTCTTTTGCCATAGATTGAGTGCAGTTGTAGATGATGTTCATGACACAAGGTAACAGCCTCGTCGTATAATTCTTTGCTATGCTCTTCTATAAACCTTTCCCGTAGATTGAGTATATCTGCTTCTTCTGTTATTATCAACTTATTCTTTCTCAACCAAATATCTAGCAACTCTGTTAGACCGTTGTAATGATGAAAGTCCAGGTTTTCTTGACTACCACAGATATAACATTCAGTATCTTTTTTATATTGAGACTTAGCTTTGTCCCTGACATACTTTACTAAATCTCTCTTAAGAGTCATAACTTATTCCATTCTTTTTATTATACATAACTTTGGGTTCAATGTCAAGAACTATTTTTGGTACGGTGGTCATTAGAACGTTGTCGCCGTGGTCTCGAACGAATACAACGCATATCGTAGTGCATCTGCCATATGTGATGCATAGTTATGCACTGGTTTCTCTTTCAATAAATTGGGGTTTGGATCCCACTGGTATTGGTCAAGTGATAGTAGTGATTCTTTACACCTTTGGTCAACTATAAGTTTATCATTATCACATATCGCTGCTACATGACCAATGCCATCTAGAACTGATTTCTTTGCGTTGATAGTAGTAATATCATAGTTTTGTGCAAAGTCAAACCTCGTTTGCTGCGCAGCAGAATCAATGTAAATATAATCAATAGCCCATTTATTGATTAAATCTCTAATTTTTTCTGCGTGTTGTTCAGTTGTTCTTTCTGCATCTAAGTACTCATCTAGTAAGTAATATTTGTCCGCGTCCCAATCATAACCTATGACACAGAAAGCTGTAGGGTCTTTGTAACCTACGTCCATTCCTGCGAATATATCCATTTTACTAGTATCTAATTCAACTAAATCAGAAACACATTCTTCATGCTTAAAGCCCCATACCTGGCCTTCATAAGTATTGAAGTCTGCCATATACTCTTGATTAAACTCAGCTTCAGACATAGTCTTTCTAGCTTCTTGTATGTCTTCTTCAGATATTCTAGGATTCTCATGATAAGTAGCTTTTACACTAGCCCACTCTGGAAACTGGTCTGAAAATCCTCTTTGAAAAAACTCTGCAAACCAATTATTCCTACCACGTGGTGTAGAAATAAAAAGTGCTTTTGAGTTGTCTTTGTCTAATGTGGGTCGTAGTGCAACATTAAACGCATCACGTCCATCGACAAGGGCCGCTTCATCAAAAATGATGAGGTCATAGGAGCGACCAACGACCGAATCCACTTGATTAACCGATCCCATACGTATCGTAGAATGGTTCGAAAGTTCAATAACTTTATCTTTTGCATTATCTCTTAATACCTCCAAATCGAAATGCTTAATCAGACTTCTTTGTAAGTCAAATGAAATCTGAGAAAGTGAGTAGTTAGGTGACATAAGTAAAACGTTACTGTTTGGAACAAGACACACGAGTTGTCCTATCACATTTGCAATATACGTTTTACCTTGTCTACGGGAAACTGCAGCAGTAACAAAACGATACTTCGGATTGTTCATGCAGTTTATAATTGAATTTTGAGTTGTGTTAGGCTCGATACCTAATAACTCCATATATGAATTGATAGGAAGTTTGATGAATCTATCATCATCAAAGGTCATTAGAAAGTCGCTTTCTACATCAGTTCTGCTTGTTTCTAGCATTAGTGTACGGTCTCTGGTTCAAATAAATTTTCTACTTCTTTCAGTAGTTCCCTTTCCTCCACTACACTATACAAGTACATAAAAGCAGCAGATAACATTTTCATGTCCTGCTCTCTTTTAGTCAGTTCTCTGCGTTTCTCTGCTAAATTAAGAGCGCCCACAATCGTTGCCGCATTGAGGGCGTTCTCATCAAGCCATAACTTTCTTCCGTCAATTTGTTTCATATTACTTGCTTGTTGTGTATTTTACTCCACGATAAACTCTGACTTGCTCTTTTTTAGGTTGCTTGTCTTTGTCTATAGTTTTGTATGGTGTACCTCTATATATGTACATGACATCTCCTGTATTTTTACGGAGATGTAAAAAACTTAAAAACATCTCCTTGTTAAACGAAGATGCGTTCCTTCGGCTCCATGCCTACTTCCGTTCACTGCTACATTTAGAGTGAATGAACGATTTTTTGTTATTTATCTACGCCTCATGATTCGAGAGTGTGAACCCTTACCGAATCTAGCTCTTTTAGGGCCAGCTGACTTTCCAAACCTTGGTCCGATAGCTTTTGCTCCTGTAGCGTATCTAGCATGACTAAAGCTATTAGGGTTTCTACTATTAACGATAGCTCCTGCTCCCGCGTTCATATCTCTAGTAACACCCCTTCTTAGTACGTGCTTTCTAATTTTTTGAGTATTGTGGACTCCTGTCGGACCACTTAAAAATGAGCCTGTTCTAGCCATTATAATTCTCCAATATTATCCTCAGCTGTTTGCCCCGACCAGGTCGAGGCTTAGCTGTAAGTTCTTTTATCTGAGAAAGAGCATGCATGTTCTTGGTTACTTTAAAAATAAGCATAGCTGTTGCCTTCTCAACGGAAATAAGCGCTTCAGAGATAGCTATCTTCTCTTCAACTTCTTGAGTTTTAATGCTGGTATTCAGCATAATAACCTCCTAGTCGAGGAGTGGATTCCTATCCTTAGCTTTTCCGATATTAAGAGCAAATCTGTCTATCCACTTATAAACTTTCGCCCATATTTTATCGTCAACAGGAGTATCTGTCATAGCTACTACTGCTGAACATATTGTTATGAGTATTGGAATAACTTGTATAAGTTTCCATACTACCATTATAAATTCAAACATACTTTTTCTCCCAGAAGAGTTTGAATCTTCCCTTTAACTAACGTTTTGATTACTTCTAGCAACCTGGGTTGGACTAAATGCCATACCAGGTGTACCTATAACCTCGTTGCTAGTTGCCCAAAATTTATGTCCTGGGATTCTTTTCCATAACATCAGTCTTTCATTTGGAAGTATTAGTACACTACCAATAATTTCTGAAGTATCTGCAGAGTTCCCATGATATATAGTTTGGGTTGTATTACTAGTATTTACAAATAGTACTACACTAGTAATATTACTAAATGAAGTGGCTGATTCTGCTGTCGTTGGACAAGCTGCACTATTACCACCTACTGAAAATGCTAACATTTCGTTCTCCTACCATTTAACCTTGTTTGCCCAGTATGCGGCAGACAATTTTCCTTTTGCTATGTTTCTACGGTGTCTCGCTTTAAAAGAACGTCTTTTTGCTTTCATTCGCGCTGACTCTCCCTTCTTAGGTTTCCCCGCAGTTTTAGCACCTTGCTGTCCAAATCGGATAGTCTTAATTTTGTTTCCTACTTTAGCAACGACAATATGTGACTTTTTAGGGTGATTAGGTGTTCTTTTTGGTTTATTAAAACCTTTAACGCCTGCTCTTTTTAGTCTTGGGTCTCTTTTTCTTGCCATTCCTATATCCTGAAGCGTAGATTGCTCTACCTTGACGTTCTGCCGCTTTTCTCGTTTTGTAAATCTTTCCAGACTTACCCCAACGATAACCGCCTTTAACGCGTCTTACGGGCACGACGTCTCCTTGTTGTTCTTCTTTTTCTTTTAGTAAAAGTACGAACATTAGTTGGTTTACCACCAACTCCTTGTTTTCTTGCTCTCTTTCTACGTACTGCTGAAGCTCTTTGCTTCTTAGTCATACGAGCTGCTTTTGCAGCTGGAACACATTTAGGGTAGCCACCTTTTCCTGCTTTCTTTCGTCCGCATTTGTGGAATCCGCCACCTTTCTTAGGTCTCGAAATATCTACCCAGTTTTGTTTAAACCATTT